CGAAATTCTGGACCGCGGCCAGACTGACATTGGCTGTTGCCATAGTGGTTGAGTTGGTTCCTCGAGATCCCCACTCTTTGGTTTGGTTAGAGTGACAACCCCAAGGTTGCACGGCAGCCGCGTGCGGCTACGATGCGAAGTTTGGTTTCGTGTCACTCTCCGGCACGCTGAGAGCTTTGTTTGCGGCCTGTTCGGTGGATCTTGTGACTCCCACCAGAGTCATTCCCATACGGAGGGAACGCACCGTGCTTGTACGTGTACTAGACTACTTTGTCTTACCTGTCAACAGGTTTTTCTAAAAAAGTTTCGTCGACCAGACAGTTGCACTTTTCAGGCACTCCATGATGGCCATCTCGGCGGCCTCCACGGCAGGCTCGTCCACGTCGGGAATTGCCGCGTGGATACACTCGTGAATGATAGTTGCCGGCATCTCGGCCTTGGGCCGAATGTAAATTGTGCGGGCGTCAAAGTCACAAAGCCCGACAGCGTCGGGGCACCCGGGAGGGGCCTTGCGAAGGACCTTCCACCAGTGCCCGCGGATGTGGACCTTGAAATTTTTGAACGACGGAGGGTTCATTTACGATTTCTGGGTTTCTCCGAGGTCTTGGGCGAGTCGCTCGAGCCGTAGTACTGACTCAGCAGGTCCCTCATAATCTCGGATCGGTTTTCTCCTGAGACGTGTACCAGCTCGTCCACACCCTTAAAAAAGTTTTTCTTGATCTTGAGGATTTTTGCCTCCGGCTCGGGGTTAGTGGACTTGTCGTTCTTGAACAGGTCCCGCTCGGCGAAGTCTTTGCAGGCCTCGAAGGCTTCCTTGTGGCTGGCAAAGAAGATCCAAGCCGGGCCTTCCGTGTTGACCGCGATGTCGGTCTTTTGCTCGATCTCGTCGGCCATTGCCGGGGTGAAGCCGAGGTTGAGGACGTCGTAGTCGGTCATCCAGCCGCCGCCGACACCGAACAGGGCTCCCCACCGGGCGAACCGGGCCTGAAGCTTTACCGCAGCTCCCTCGGACAGCCCGACTCGATTCCGGGCGGCCACCAGCATCTTGTTGATGATGTGTGGCAGGAACGGGGAAGAGGATGCGTGGCTCTGGTTGAGCATCACACACTCCCACCCGGCTCTTTCCCAGCTTGACTTCCACAGACCGGCCCTTGCGAACTCCTCGTTCTGGGGGATCGACAGGACCGGCTTGTAGTAGGCGTAGACTTTTTTTCTCATATCAATAGATTTTGTAGCCCACGTGGAACACGGGAAGCCCAAGGTCGATGTGGGGCTGGTGACCGGACGCAGCGGCACGCTTGCAGAACGAGACGTCCTCGCCTTCGCCGCTGCTCATGGGGTGGAAGTAGTCGAAGTTACCGCCCCGAACCTTCGGGGCGAGCTCCGGGTACTTCTTGGCGATGTCCTCGAACACGGTGCGGTGAACCAAAAGACATCCCGTGGCGACCCAGTCAACAGGAACAACGGTGTCCTCATAGGCCTTGGCACGAGCCGTAAGACTGTGGTTGCTGCACATCAGCGGACCTCCTTCTTGACGACCGAAATAGGCGCCTCCGATGAGGGTCTTGCCAGACCCTATCAGACGGTGCAACACGTGGCGCTGCAGCGGCAGGTCCTGAATGTTGCGTGCCGCGGCTACCCAGTTTCTCATCCAAGCCGGACGGCCTATCGAGGGAATGATGTCGTCGTCCATCATGAGAAGCCACTTGGCGTCGCTCTGCAGGAACTTGTCTGCGATCACGTTGCGGGAGTGGTAGATCATGGCGTCCCCGATCGACATGTCGAAACGAATCTTGTCTCGGCCGAAGTCGAGGGCCATCGCCAGAAGTGTGAACGCGGTGATGGGATTGGTCGTCTTGTAGCAAGGGAAACCAACCATGATGTCGCGTCCCTCGAACTCGCATCGGTACGACGGCAACCCTTCGGGACTTCTCGATTCGATGATCGGGTTAAGCTCCCGGGGCTCGGGGACAGGCTCCGGTGCCGCGGGCTCTTCCTTCTTCAGCTTGGAAGGGGGGCGAAGGGTCTTGAGCTTGGGGGTTTTGGGTTCTGGCGGCTGTTCCACGGGCTGTTCCACACCGATTTCGGTCGTTTTTGCGTCGTTTTCGTCGTTTCGCGGGGCTTCGGGGGCCTGTTTGGGAAGCATCGGAGCGTCCGGGTTTTCCTGATTCCAGCGTGGGTCAAACGTCCTCTGGGTACGCCTGCCACCAACCATCTGGGCCGCGGGGGCGCCAAATGGGTTGGAGCTGGTGACGTGCTTGAGTGTGTTGTTCTCGTCTCTATTCATGGTCGTAACTTTTAGGCTCCGGCCTCGTCAAGACCCATGTCGATTGCGTCTCCGGCATTCATTTTCCAGCGGTCGTTGGCAGCCGTGGGCTTGCTGGAGGTGGAATTGGCGGAAGGCTTGGGGGCCCGACCGGCCTGCTTGAGCTGGCTGTTTTCAGTTTCCAGAGCCTTGATCTTTGCCTCGAGCTGGGCCTTGGCAGACTGTTCGTATCGAAGCTGGTCGGCCAGAACGTGAGAGAACGTGGCCGCGGCCGCGATCTCGGTCCTAGCCCGTGCATCGGTGGGCCAAAGCGCAGACTGAAACTTCTGGTGGAGGTCCTGAACCTTGGCGTTGTGCTTTTGGATCTGGGCAATGTCCTCGGGAGAAGCATCTTTAGGAGCTTCCTTGTACCGAGCCCAAGGCACGTCTTTGGTGATCTCGCTGAGGGTTTTTTCGATACCCTCGTTTTCCTTTTGGTACCAGTTGAATTGCTCGTTCTTGCGGGCTGCAAGGATCTCCTCGGCCTTTTCCGCGGTCTCGGCGATTTCTTTTTCTTGCCTCTCCTTCAGGTCGATCACGTCGACCAGATTACGCTTGAGCTTTTCGGCGTCGGTGAGCTGGAGCTTGTCGATGACATTCTGTTTCCACCAAGTGTCGCTGACCTTGTCGGGTCCGCCGACCTTTTCAATGGAAGCTATGGTTTCATCAGAGGCCCCGTTCTTCTTGAGGATGGAATAGATACTTTCCTTTGCCTGTTTGATCGGAGTCTCGTATTTGCTGTGGAACTCGGGGTCGTTCTTGAGGTCGAAGATCTGGCGAAACTTCTTGAGCTCTTCATAGTCTGCCGGCGCCTGACTGGGGCGCTGTTCGAGCTCGACTACCCGCTGACGCAGTTGCTCCGCCTCGAGAGCCTCTTTCTTGTATCGGGAAGCCGTTTCTTGAAGTTTTTTCCAGTTGCTTTGGTTCGACTCGCTGAGGTTTCTCGGCTGTTCAATAGCCGCGATCTCCGGATCGATTTCCGTTGCGTCTTGAACGGGTTGTTCCGGGTCGGGAGTTTTGTCCCCGGGAGCCGAAGGATCCTCAGGAGGCGTTGAAACAGGAGCTGCGCTAGTGTCATTGGCGGGAGTGGTTTCGGCGGCAGGGGCGGGATCGCCTCCGTTAAGCCCGTCGTTGAGGAAGCTCTCGTCTTCCCCGGGATTTCCCTCGTCTGGGGGGTTGGCGGGAGACGGCTCTTCACCGAGCGGCGCCTCGTCGGGAAGCTTGTCGAGCTCGTCGAGCAGGTTGTTGTCGATAGGATCGGCGTCCAAGCTGGGGTTGGAGAAGCCGGTTACGCCCATCTCGGGCACGATGTTGTCGTTTTCGGTGTGCATAGATTACATGGTTGTGAATCCGGTCTCGGATCCGTCTTTTTGGATTTTCTGTTCGGTTAGAAGCTCGTCGATGACGGCGAGCATGTGTTCTGCCCCGGACTTCTCTTTGCTCGAGAGTGCCACGGCTTCGATCGTGTCCCCCTTGAGTTGGGGAACACGTGTTCTGAGGTAGGCGCGAAGCTTACCTCCGGTTGATATGTCGTACTTCCGCAAGTTCGCGGTGTCCGATGATGTCCATTCCATAAATTTTTAACCGGCTGTATGGGGTGTGTTAGGCGGCTGTCGGGGGTTTGGGCGGATTGGCGATGTTCACCACGGCGTTGTCTTGGCCGGGGCTGGGCATGGTCTCGCCGACGGCCTGAGCCGTGGGTGCGTGGACACTGGGGGCCCGTCCGTGGCCGCGAGGGGCTCCGTGGTGGGCTGCCGCGGGGACAACTCCCTTGGGAACCTCGGGAACCATTCCGTTGGTGAGATGATGAACCGCGTCGTTCATGGCCTTGTGGAAAGGCGCCAGTACCTTGGACGGGGTACCTTTGGACTCGGCCTGTTGGAGGTGGCCGGCGAAGTGCTTGATGGCCTGAGTGAGAGGCTGGACCAGCTCCGGAGTGAGGGCACCCTTGGGGGCGTTTGCAATGAGCGGGAACAGCTTCTGGGCCATCGTCTGGATGTGGACCATGTCGTTGTCCCTCGGGGACACCGGCACATCTTGTCCCGCCATAATGGACTGAAGCTCGATGACCTGTTGACGGGTCGCCTCGATGGCAATCGCCTCGACCTGATCCTTGGGCAGAATGAGGCTGTTGGCGATCTCTTCCCCGAGCTTGCGACTGATGTCGAGCTTCATGAGCTCGTCTTGGTTGATGTTGGGGTTGCCGGTGTAGCGTTGGATCGTGAGATCGAGGAGCTGGGCGTCTTGGGCCGTGGTGTCGGGCATGAGCTCGACGGCGGACGAGTAGGCCATGAGCAGAATGTCGGAGGCAGGGACGTTGCGCTCGAGCATGTTGAGGCAGCAAGAAATGGCGTCTTCGTCGAGGTGGGGCGGTACCTCGAACGGGATCATGAAGCTGGGAAGGTCCATGTAGCTGCGGTCGAAGGCGTCGACAACCTCACGGCGGGCCCACACGGCCTCGGCAATGCCCTGCTGGCGTGCCGCGTCCAAGAGCCCCTTGAGGTCGGCCGCTGCCTTGACGTGCTCGGGGTGGCAGATTCCGCGTTGGATGCGCTCGACTCCGCGGGACACCTGCTTGCTCCAGCGCATGAGAATTCCTTGACGAAGCTGGTTTTCGATGGCTGCGACTCGGTTGACCTCGGACGCGGTCTTGCGGCTCTGCTTTTCGCCGATGGGCTCGCCGGGCAAAAAGGTTCCGATCTGAATCTCGGCTAGGCCGCTGATGAACTGGTCAAGCCTGAGGAAGTCGTCGACGTCGGCAGGGAGCTGGGTCGGAATGACCTCGTAGCCTTCGGAAACGTAGGCCACTGGGTGCATGACCGTCAACGGAGGGACCCCGGGCTTGGCATTGGGCCCCTTCTTCAGGAGCAGCAGGCCCTTGAGGTAGACATTGTCCACAACCAAGTTGCGTGCCTTGTCCACGGCCACGTGGGTGTTGTAGAGGTCTCGGCCGGCTCCGCGTGAAGACATCAGCGACCCGCTTCCGACTTCCACGGCAAACAGGTTGAGGCACTCGTGCATGCCGTTGAACCGGTCAAGCTGTGTGCAAATCTCGTCGCCGCTCTTGTCGTCGAACAAGAATCGGGAAACCTTTCCGTGCGGCTCGCGCACAAAAATCTCGCCGAGCTCGACATACTTGGCATCGTTCTCGTAGCTGGCTCCATAGGATCCCTCGCGGATCCAGTCTTCGTAACGCCTAGCGTCGTCGTCGGCGTCGAGGGTGCGTCCTGCTGGGATGGCGTTGTTGATCGCCTTGACCAGATTGTTGATGTGCCAGCCCGCGGCAGCAGACAGCCTAGGGTTCTCGAGCACGGGTAGAAGGTCGGCGATCTGGTACCGGCGCTTGCGTCCCCAAATCTGGGTCTGTGAGGTCTCTTGCGGGGTCTCGATTGAAAAGAAGGTGTAGTCTTGACGCAGGAACTCGGGCTTCCAGTCACGAAGGTCGTCCCAGACCCAGCCGCAATAGCCGAAGGTCGTGTTTTCGTGGGTGGTCTGGGCGATCAGGTCGTCCCACCCGCGCCAAGCACGCACGGTCTTGGTGATCTCTTCGCGGAACACCTTGGTCTTGTGCTCGGCGTCGACCGACTCGATCGGGTATTCGCTGTAGGAGAGGTAGGTCGCCTGCTCCACAACCGCCCTGAAAGGGGGTTGAATCCGGCTGACCATCGTGGACAAAAATCCTGTGGGGCGGTTGGAGCGCCAGTCCTGACCCATGCTCTCGAGGTGCTTGGGCTTGTACGGGGTCTCGTTGTTGAGCTTCTTCTGGATGAGCTGATTCTTTTTGTTGCGCTCGACGTTCTGTTGCTTGAGTCGGCGATAGGCGCTCCACGCACCGGCCGCATCCTTGAAGGTGCGGCGTACCTGCAGGGTGTCCTTGTTGACCGTGTCTAGGGTCGAGTTGTCGGGGCTGACGATCTCAAGCTCCAGAGTCTGGGGACGGTCGTGCGGATCCTTGATCTTGGGAGCACGGTGGGCGTATGCGTCGCTGATGCTCGGGTCCAAAGGTTTGAGTACGTCGGCCATAAGGTTATTTGTTCATCCAGCAGAAGTCGGGAAGGTCGGAAGAGGCTGCAAGGTCTTCGGTTTGCATGAACACCGCGGATCGGTTGTCGTGCCTGAGGACCAAGCATCCCCCAAGAATTTTTGTGGAAGCTGTTTCTCTAGCTTGTCTTACGCTGGCTGACAAGCGATCTGTTGCCGTGACACAGGCCCCGCACCCTCCCCTCCAGTTGACGTTGTTGGGGCATCGGCTGCAAATCTGGGCCCGGGCCTCGGCAAGCTCGTCGCCGACCAAGGGGTGCTCGCTCTGGGAAGACAGGATGTTCTTTGCCCAGACCTGAATGTCTCCGAGCAGCTCCCCGATGTTCTTGGGGGTCACCACGGGCTTGACGACGACGTTGTCCACGTTGTGACACCTTTCGGGCCACTGGCCGCACAGATAGGCGTCGACGTCTTCTCGAGTGGTGTGGTGGGGTATGCTGTTCTCGGCACGGAAGTGCAAAACCCGGTTGTACAGGCCCTCTAGGGTATCTGCTTCGAGTCGCACGTCGCCTTGGGAGTAGTGGAATCCTCCGGGCGGCACCATGCCTTGGATCGGCTTCATGTAAAGGGGGGAATAGACCACTTGGAAGGACATCGCAAGTAAAAAATTAAGAAACCCTGTTTGATTTTCGGAGGTTCAGGGTTGCTGGTAAAACTTGAAGATTGCTCGGAGCGTGACGTCCGCCTCTCGACAATGGAACGATGTGATCAACGTGGTGCTTTACCCCCGTGCAGGAAGAAACCCTTTCCGAGATTTCATAGAAAACCTGAGTTAGCCCCACGTCCTCCTTATTTAACCCCGCGCACGATAATTTGCTGCGCCTCTTAGCATTGTATAAAAATACTTTCCCGAGGTTGGCTCTCTTCCACGAGGAGTAGGAGCTTTTATATTTTTCGGAATTGTTCTTGGCCCAGACTAAAAAATTTTTTCTTTTGGCGGCTCTGAACTCTTCACTTTTATGATATTTTTCCCTAGCCGTTTTACGAATTTTATCAGCGTTTCGTTGAAAACGGATGGACGAAAATTTTCTAGCCCGAGCCAGAACCTTTTCCCATGCGGATGGAGAGCACCAATTTTCTTGGAGCCGTCCTCCAGAAAGCTTTTTGTACCGGTAAAATCTAAACCCATCCGACCGGAGATCCCCGTACTTAAACTGCGGCATAGGCATTCCTGTGTTGTAGGACGTTGCAAGAAAAATCGTCCCTACGAATTTGTCAACGATTTAACCTCGCTGGGGGCGCATTTCGATCGGGTGTTGGACGGTAAGTCCTCCCGGGTTCGTGGGCTGGGGCAACGAGGGTTGGGGAATGGGGGTGGGGTTTGTGTGGAAAGTGCCCAGCCCCGACAGGCCGCCGAGCGAAGGTCCTTTGAACTGAATCGGGTTGGCCACGGCTATGGGGTTGATCGGGGTCGGGACGGTATGGGTCGGAGCTCCGGGATAAAGAAAACCCGCGCCCTGAGGCGGTTGCGTCGGCGATAAACTTTGTTGGTATCCTCCCATGAAACGAAGCCTAATCAGATTTTATTTTGTCTTGCAACAAAAAAACTACCCCGCATGGACTCGAACCATGACGAACAGAGTCAAAGTCTGTTGTGCTACCATTACACTACAGGGTATCAAAACGGTTTGCTCTTGCGGCCTCGCCAGTTACGGCCAAGGACCGGATCCTCCGACAAAAGGTGGGCCACGCTCAGGCCCTCGAGGAATTTCCTCTTGGAGGGGTGAAAACTTTTGGAGAACATCAGGTCCGTGTCCGCGGCCGTGGGTCCCGAAGGGTAGGTGCGGAGGTTCTTGCAGTGGTAGAGCTGGAAAAACCCAAGCGCAAACGGGAAAAACCTTTCCTCCAAGGTGAGCGGGTCGGTGGTGGAGGCGCCAAAGGTTGGCCTAATCCTCTCGAGATTGTCGGGACCCACCACGTTGAACCTGTCTATGCCGTACAAGACCTCGGTATCGAGCTTTGGGAGGCTGATCCTCAGGTCTGAGGGAAACAAAATGTCCGAGTCAAAAAGCAGATACCAGTCGTCGTTGCCTCTTGGCAGCGTGGCCAATCCTTCGTTGACTCCCCCTCCTTTGTCGAATGAGGCCCCGTGGAGCCACCAAGCCTCGGTCTGGATCGGCTCGACCCCGTTGTCTCGACAGACCTGAATGGTCTCGGTGTCGGTGGTCGAGGTCATGACGGTCACCGTGTCCAAAAAATTGATGGCCGAGGGCAGCGTCTCCCTCAGAAAATCACCGTACCCAACCGAGACAGTGAGGCCGTGGATCTTCACCTCAAAACGGCTTGCTCTTGCGGCCGTGCCAGTTGACACCTTGTCCGTTTCGCTCGCTCTCGAGGTGAAACACCGTGGCCGTGGGAAGTAGCTGGCGCTTTTCCCGGGGCCACTGGAGCGAGAACAGGACGTCGCTCCTTTCGGCGTTCATCTGGTTGTTGGGGTACCTCAGGTCGTGGGTGCGTAGCCAGTGGGAATTGAAGAGCTGGAAGAAGCCGATGGGGCAGTAGCCGAACTCCTTGTGGATCAGACGGGCTCCTCGCTCCGAGGACTGGGGAACCACCGACAAGAACTTGTGCTTGTACTGGTGACGAAAATCGTTGCCTGCAACAAGGCGATCAAAGGCATCGCGACCAACAATGTTGATCCGATCGGCGCCGTAGATGGTATGCGGCTGAACGGGGTATGCCCAAACAAGATTGCGGAAATCATTCGGCAACAGAACGTCTGAGTCAAGGTGGAGAATCCAGTCATTGTACTTCAGATGGGCCAAAGCAAGATTGATGCCATTTGCCTTGTTGAAGGCCGCGCCGTCCTCGTAGAAGCTGTCGGTCTTGATGCACTCGACGTTGTTGAACCGGCACACGTTCTGGGTCTCTTTGTCGTCGAACGAGGTGACCACAACGACGTGGTCGAAGAACTGCTTGTTGTGTGGCAGTGTGACCTCGAGGAAGTCCGCATAGTCAACACAGACCATGACGGCCTCTAGGTAGCGAGAGCCGTTGCGCTTTGAGTGGCGTGGATTGAAATCGATGCTCATGCGACGCGGTGTGTAACAGGGTCAGTCGGTGAAGTCAACAAACTCCATCCTTTCAATCCCTCGCATGGGCCGCTCCCGCGGTGTGCGCTCCGGTTTAGGTGTGGTCATGGTCGGTACGGACCCCGATCGCTGGCGGAACAGGAACACGAGAAGGCTGAGCGAGTCGAGTGCGTCGGGAGACTTTTGTCGGGTGCGCTTGCAGTACTCGGCCTTGCTTTCGACTCGAACCAGACCCCGACCCTTCTGCTTGTAGCGCCGTGCCGTGGCCTGCTTGACGAGCTCCTCGTGGCGGAAGCCGGGGCTGATCTTGAGGTAGCCGAACTCGAGCAGCTTGCCCAGCCCGAAGATGAGCTCGGTGACCACGCCGTTGTACATCTCGTTGGCCTTCTTGGTCTCGTCGCCGAGAACGTGGGTGTCGGTGGCCATCTCGGAGTAGTTGACCCCCATCACCTCGGACCCGAAAAGGTTCTTGAGGTTGTCGTGGACGCCGCTGCCGTTGCCCGTCCGGTCGACGCATACCCAGCCGGGACCGATCTTCATTTGGCTGCAGAAGCGCATGATGGCCTGAGTCTGCTTGACCGTGTCACCCTTGGGGAATGGCATCTGGCTGTCGACCTGCAGGACCACTCGGGGCTTGTCGAAGAGCTCGAACCGTCCGCTCAGCGGGGTCCATCCGTCGCTCAGTCCGAAACGGCCGTAGGTGCAAACGAGCTGGTCGTTTCCCTCGAGCGCAAGATCGAAGCTGGCGAGCGGCACCACGTTGCCGATGAACCGGACGATGCCGACCGCGTTGTCCATCATGGCCGGAGTGATGATCGCCATGCTGACGCCCTCCTGCGGGAACCAGCCGCGGGCCATCGTGTAGTACTCGCCGGTGCGGCCTCGGCTCTCGTAGCTCATGAAGCCCTCGTAGGTCTGGAGGCCGGGGTAGACGACCTTCTTCTGTAGCACGTTCTCGCTGCGTGCCGCGTCGAGCCTGAGCACGTACCAGCCGTCGCGGCTGGTCCACGAGAAGTCCTCTTCGCAGTCGATCGATCCCCAGCCTCGCTTGGGCTCGCACAGCCGGCCGAAGTGGCTGGTGCGGTCTTTGGGGTTGGATGCTGCAAAGACCTTGATGTGGCCGGCGTTTTCCCGGGTCATGGTGGAAAGCAAATTGTAGCAACCTTCCCACACACCCGCGGGGATCTCTTCGGCCTCGTCGAGGATGACGAAGTTGCGGGTCAGCTTGCCGAACCGTGGGTGTGCCTTGCCGGCACGGGGTGACGGGTGGAATCCGCGGAGCACGCCGAAGCCGCTCTCGCCCTTGGGGATCGCCACAAGGTGGATGCCCTGCTTGCTGTCGTTGTTGGCCTGAATGCTTTTGACGAGGTCCTCGCTGTCGGGCATGGGAGGCTTGACCAGTGCGGTGCGGTGGAAGTTCTTGATCGTCGCGAAGATGTTCCTCTCTGCGTGCTCGGCGGTCAGGGAGATGACCTTGATCGAGGTGTTGCACGGATCCTGCAGCCATGCCAGATAGAAAAACGCCGCCGCGCCGAAGGTCTTGCCCATTGCTCCGGCGCCCTGAACCAAAACCTTGTCCTCTCGGAATAGCAGGTTCCACACTTCACGGGAGCTTTGGGGGCGCCAGTTGTAAATATCTCCTCCCCACAAGATCGTTGCAGCGGCCTCGAACTGGTCGCCCTGCAGCAGGTGGTCCACGTACCCCCAGACGATGCCGCTGGCGATTTCTGGGGTCAGCTCGATCGATTGCGGCGGGTTCTGGGTAAGGTTGGTGAGAACCCAGTGGGCGGCATACAGAATACCCTTGTCCTCGTCCCGGTCGGCTTCGGCCCGGATCTTTTCAGCGATGCCGACTTGTTTCGCTACCTCAGGGCTTAAAGTTCCTTGCATCCTTTTCGGAGGTTGAGGGTTGCCGGCAGAACCTGAAGGTTGGAAGGCACGTGCAGGCCCCCGCGGGCCAGCGGCACAATGTGGTCAACGTGGTGGGGCACTCCAAGACAACGGGACACCCGGTTGGCTGCCGCGTAGACAACTTCAACACGCTTTCGGTCTTGGTCCGACAAAGGCACGGAGGCTCGTTTGGTTCGGGCCCGGCGGGCTGCCCTGTTGGCCTTCACCTTCCCGGGATTTGCTTCCATCCATGCGCGGTTGGCGGCTAGGTACTGGGCGTGGTGGCGCTGCCGCAGCTCTCGCTTCTTAGCAGCAACCTTTTCGGGATGAGCTTTCCGGTACCGGCGCTTTTGATCCCGGGTCTGTTCCCTGTTCCGTTGTCTCCAAGCACGGGCTCGGTCTCGCTGCCACTGGACCCGGGCCGCTCGCCACTCGGCTACCTTGCGGAGCCAGTTATCATAAGCCTCTGGGGACCCCCACACCTCTTTCTTGGTGCCGTCGGCACGTTTCACGTACCCTCGGAAACGCCACCCGTCTTCCCGGGTTTCCCCGATCTTGCGCTTGATAACTACAGATAACATACAGAAGGAATAGAATTTAACGTAGTGCCTACTCTGTAAGCATCCAAAAATTTAAAAAGGTCTTACACATAGCAAGCGTTCTACTCTGTCGGTGGGACGTTTTCCCATTTCTCGAAGTCTTCGCCGGAGGCGTCGGTTTCGGACTGTTGGGAGTCGACTGGCAACTGTTGGGAGTCTCCCGCGTCAAGCGCCTTTTGCGGCACAGGCACAACCTCGGCGTCGATCACGTCGCGATGGGGAACGTTGAACAGGAGCTTCAGGTCGGAGGCCGAGTTGATCTGCAGTTTCTCGGGTGCAAACTCGCCGGCGATCTTGGCGTCGGTGACAATCGCCTTGAGCCGGTCAAACACCTCGCCGGTGTCCTTGTTGATGGTGCTGGTCGGGATCATGCCCTCGGCCATTTGTCGTAGCAGCTCCCGTTTCCGGCTCAGGTCCATGACGGCTCGCAACGCAACCTCTTCCCGGAACTCCTGCACACGAGCTTGGATCTCGGGTTTGTGGTACAGGCCGTAGCCAGACTGGGGCGCCGTGTTGGAGTTTGGGTAGAGCAGCTTGTAGGCCTCGGTGTAGGTCTTGCCGCCGGCCACGAGATGGCAGAATTTTTCGTGTCGAACGTTGGAAAGCGCGGGCATGAATGGGCGGTTGGTTTTAAGTGTCGGTTGATGGATGTGAGACAAATAGGCGCAACAGAGAGACGTTGTCAATCGCAAATCTGTTATTTCACATTTGTAAATAGTTAAGATGTGTTAACCAATTTCTCCTTATGACACACGAACCCCTTGCAACCAACCCCCAAACCAGCTACCTTGTCAACCGTCGCCCCTGTCTCCGCAGTGCTTGGCGGTGTTCTCTGCAAAGCCCTCGGCCAGCATCCTGATGCGCTGGTCGGGGGTTTTGTGTTTTACCCATTGACCACAAACCCAGCGAGTGTTCAACAGGCGAGACGTTACCACTCAGGAGGCGTAACAGCCAATTACCACCCCAGCGTGGTAACCGATCGCCAACATCCCGGGAAAGTTCACGATCCATTACAAAACCTTGCCCTTTGTGCAAAGATGTGTAGTCTTTGTAACGCCTGACTACGCTGCGGCCAATGGACGCAGACCGAGGGCTTTGGATTCCTCCCGGGGATCTTCGGTGAACCGGTGCGCTGATCGAAAGGTTGGCCGTTAAAGTCGGGGGAGGCAGTGAGGGGTCTTGCGTACGCGGGCAAACCACCGTTGTGTTAGGCAAATGCCGAAGAGATAGCGACCTGACCCTCCCCCGACCACTGTAGCCTTCACACGACACAATCTCGGAATCGGGAGTGCGAAGACGACACCGATGTTCACGCAAACGTGAACGCCGTACATATCGTGAACGATAAACTGGGCGGGGGTATCGTTCGCCGATTGTTTACCGTTGCTCCCCCAAATGAAGCGTGAGTTGATTACCAGACGCTCAGATAATCACCCATGAGGGGAATCTGGCCCCAAAACCCAAACAACCGTCCCAAAACCCCGACTTTACGCAAGTATTTGAGGGTCCTTTTCACTTTTTTCTATTTGTCATCTCCAAATACACTATAAAGTATAAAATTACAAATTGAAATGATGATTTAGAGAGTTTCTTGTTATAGGTACTAAAAATAGGTTTCAAAACGTATGTGCACGCCCAGAACGCGGAAAACGCCAAAGTTGAGACTTTTTTCCCAAAACCACGTGTTCAATTCGTCACTTTACACTTTTCTCTGTATTTACAATTGACAAATAGAAAAAAGTACGTAAACCCCTATTCGTTTCAATTCGTCATCAACACAACCAACAACCCAAACAGCCACCACATGAACCCACCCATCGCCCTCACCGAGGTATGGCTCCCGAGCCTGCCCTCTGCCATCAAACCCACGCTGATCGTCCGTTCCCGGGACGCACTCATTGCCAAAATACCCACAGCCCCCAACCTCTCGCCCGCTGCCCTCCGACAGCTAACCGGTGCCCTTGAAACCTTCCACCCGGCATCCGCCGGCTGCCGAGAGCTCACCCACCGCGAGATCTATCACAACCCAACCAACCGGTGCACCCTTCTAGTCTTCTGGATACCCGAGGATGCCCCTTTGGTGCCCCACTACGCAGCCAGTACCAAGGGCCTTCGTATCAAGGTCCGGACGCTCAAACCCACCGACACCCCACAAATTTCTGCCAACTACCAGCAGGTGGCAGCAGCCACGACCCACGAAACGCCTCCGGCGAAGGGGCACAAGAAACGGCACGGCGACCGGCTGCGCCTCAGGAGGGCAAGGAACGACATTGCCCACGTCTTCCCGGGTCTGATCAAGATCGTGTGGGACCGCCACACCGGATCCGTCAAGAGCTCGTTTGCGGCCACCAAGCTCGCCGCCGTGATCAAGCACCGCGTCCTCTACGCCTCGGCCCTGAGCAAGCACGGCATCGAGACCCTTGACCCGGACACCAACTTCCAGCTCGGCACGTGGCGTGTCAGCGTCGGGGTGCCCAAGGGACACCGCAAGAAGTTGTATCACGTGCTCACACTTTGGACCGCACCTCAGGACGTCGAACCCCGGAGCATCCGGGTTGACTTCACCCCGACGTGGGAGAAAAAGATCTTGCACAAGACCGATTCCGAGATAGACAGAGAAATAGGTGAGTTCCTCACCAACCGCAAGGCCCTGATCAAGAGCCTCGGGATAAAAACAACCAAACGCCAATAAAAACACACCTATGAAAACACCGCCAACCCACACCCGGGAAGTAACCCCGTTCAACATCCCCGAGAAGTACAAAATCAGCAACGATCTGGGTATCAACCTAGCCTCGTATATCGAAAACCTGATCCGCGACAGCAAGGGCATCGAAGATACCGTGGTCCGGTTCCACAACATCAGGACCCTGCAAGACGGTGAAGCCGTGCAGCGCCAGTCGTTCAACGTACGCCAGTATGCGTCCCCAAGGACCAACAACAGCACGTTCACGGTCCGCAGGATCCGAGAGAACTCGCCGCAGGTCAACATCACCATCACCGAGGAGTCTACCCTGAACGAAGTCTGCGAGGCCTTCCAAGGATTCCTGCTCGCTCTGGGATTCAGCTTCCCCGAAGGCGCAAGCCTCGGATTCGAGTACGACGACGAGCCCTCGGGCGAAGAGTTTCCTTAACCCCAGACACAACCCACAACACATGAAAATACCCAACTACATCAAGTCACTGAAGTTCCTGTTCCGCCCAAATTACTGGATCATGGTCGATCGGTATTGCCGCGAATGGGACTCGAAGCTCAACCTGCTCCTCAAGCACTACCGGTTCACCAATTACAATGGCTACACCGCGGACATCGGGGGCTACACGGTCTGGGTAAAGAATCATCCCTACGGATCGTTCACGCCATACGCTCAAGGCTTGCCCGAGGTCCGGCCTTCGCGCCTGACCATCGAG